TTGCTGACGGCACAGGCCAAAATTCTATTTGGTCATTTTCAGCTGTGTCATATCGTTGTATCGGGGCCGACTCTATGCCTCGATCACTGTCGTATTGATTGTACTGATCTGCGCCAATGCTATATTCTAGCTTTTCCCAGTAGTCGCCGTGCTTAAACTCAACACGCTCAATGCGCTCGAACACCATGTCGTCTGGTAAATCGTAATACCTTTGGCTTTTTTGTATGTTCAAATCGCGCATTACGCGCAAAAACGGCCACGCATAGTCATCCCATAGCCGTCTTTGATTTCGTTGAATGACATTTATCAGCACATCCCTTGTCGATCTGCCAAGGTTTGGCTCAAGCGAATGGCCAATTTCTGAACGCAAATCATTAATAAGTATTGCTAGGGTTGTGCCTCTTGCCATTGTTTAGTCCTCCGCATAAGCCTCGTTTTCTGGCGTTGCAGGGTCGTCGGCAACAAAGTGGCCGCTGTCAGTACGAGCGCGTTTTTTAGCAGCTGGTTTCTTTGCTACTTTTTTAGTTTTGCTTTTATTCTCTGTAAGCCAGACCTGATCCATGTAGCTATCCTCGATCTTTGCAGCTGATAGGCTATCAGGCACTTCGCCATACTTTCCGAAAACTTGGTCAACAGTCGCATCATCGTAAAGTTCTCCTAAACGATTTCGCTCCGCATCAGAGTCGTTATCGAAAGACCCTGTTGGGCGAATATTTGTTATTGCGTGATCTCCGTGGATGTTACGCAACATGACTATTTCAGCTGCGGTCACATACTCTTTGGTAATTACATTTTGAATGTCGCCGCCAATAGCCAAGGCTATAAAGTGATGATCCATAGACATTTATCTATCTCCCTTGTGGTATGGGGCGCGGAAATTAGGAAAACCGCGCCCCAAACAGTTATGCGATCTCGTAAACGCCGTGGCAGTTAAGCTGCGACGCACACAAGACTGCGGTTGTGGTAATAGCGCGGAACATCACGTACTGCGTAGCCGGACGGGCCGGCGCATGACGCTTCATCTTCTCGCCATCCATGTAATGCAGATACAATTTGGATGGGTCGATGATGTAACAACGCTTGGATGGGTTTTTGCCCGAAATGGTCAAGTCATCGAGGGTTGGATCATACTGGAATGTCATTCCATTGTAATTGATCTCCCCCATTGAGATGTCTTGATTACGGGCAAATCCAGTATTGCTGTAATTGCCATTACGGCGCAACTCATCAGCAAGGCGATCGAGGAACGCTGAACCAGCAAGAGCGATTGTTGGCTTGCCGCCAAACCGCTTTAGCTGACGCATTTCAGCGTGGATTGTTTCGATCAGTTCCTGACCAGTAGCAGAAGTTGCAATTGCAACACTTGCACGATTTCTCCACCATGTGTTTGTCACAGTTGAGAGGCCACCAACAGTTGTACCGGTAGCAGCTGGGTTATCAACAATGATCGAGCGGATACCGGCCAATGCAGATGCGCTGCCAGAACCATCGCCGTAAAGCAGATCGTTCATGCCACGGGAATAACCTTCCATCATGTCATCCAGCTTATCTTCGAGAAGATTAGCCAGAACAGTCGCGTCACGACCGCTATGATTAGAAGTGCTTGCACCATTCAGCGAGTCAGTAACACTTATACCGTCTTTTTTTAGTTCGGTCAGTGTCAGTGAAATACCAGCATGGTGTTCTTTCCATGCGTAGTTAACACGTTGAATGTTAGCTGGGTTTGCATAAGACACTGTGTCGTTATGCGTATATCCAGCAACAGTTGTGGTGTACGTTCCCTTAACAGCAAGACTTACGTTTTCTTTACCGCCTGGAAATGTCTTTGCAGATTTGTCCATAGCAGCAAGAAGCGGTTTGTCTTGAAGTGAGTTAGCGTACACTTTGCCTTTGTCGATGTAGTAATCGAGCGCGGCGTTAGCGATATTCGCTAGTTCGGCAGATGAAAATGCCATTTTACTTACTCCAAATTAGGCAGAACCGTTTGCCATCGCGTTTTGCACTGCTTCCAACAGGCTGTTTGGCTCTGGCGTTGGTGTTCCACCAAGTTTTCCACCTGATGAAGTACGCATTGGTTTTCTGGTAATCTGTCGTCCCTTGTGCCTTTGCGTAACCTCTGCATGGGCTTGTTCAGCCAATGCAATGGCGTCTGCTTCGGTTGTTGGACGGCCTTTTTCAGATACTAAAACCCTTACGCGATCATCAATCTCATCTTGTTTGAGGTCATAATCTGGATCAGTCTGACGAGTTTTGTTTTCCCATTCCGTTACAGTAGAAGCCAAATGATTAAGGACTTGTTGGTTTTGCACTTGTTGATTTTGTGCTACCGCCCTCTCATTTTGTTCGCGTAAAGCTGCGGCCTCTGCTCTGGATTGAGACAATTCCCTGCCCGTTTGCTCATCCATATACCCGTCATCAACTTTGTTCTGAATATCGTCAGGCAGTATTTCACCAGTTACTTGCCGCAAACTGCTTATATACGGAGTTAGCGCATCTAACGCTTTCTTTGGGTCATTTTTCATCAATGCCATGATCTGCAAGCCCATCGAGGCTTCCTCGGCATTTATGTTATTAGACGCCAAATAAGTTGTTATCTGCTGATACTGGCGGTGCCCTTCTTTATATTCGTTCTTCTCTTGATTGACTTGTTGGAATCGCTTGTACGGAACCGGCCCCTTGTCTGAATTTTCCTCGTCAGCTTCGTCAGAAGATGTTTCTAAAGAAAATTCTTCGTCGAGGTCGTCGTCGTCATCCTCTATTGCCTCATCGGATTGCGAATCCGTATCCTCAGTTTCATTCTCGTCTATTGCGCTTTGGACAACAGACAACAAATCTTCTTCGGTTTCCGCTTCTGCGCTAGACGGTTGCGCCTCTTGCTCTGCTTCCAGATCAAGTTCGTCTTGGTTTGAGCCATCGGACGTATTTAGCTCATTTGGTTCATCAACCATATTTTCGTCCTTCCTTTCTACATTCTAGCGTTGTTGATCGTAAATTTCAACAAAACGCTATTGATTATTGCCCATCGGTGGGAGTGATCCACTTGTACCGGCGTTTAACATAGGCGCATTGGCTGCACCTCCTTGTGGCGGCCCAGCTAATGCTGGATCGCCAGTACCCTCGCCTTGCGTCTGGTTCATAGCCACAATAGACGGAATTTTATCAACAATAGCTTGTGTAATGTCGAGTTTGTCATCAAGACGCTTCAGCAATTCTTTTGCAAGCCAGCTTGGGTCGATACCAGGTATTTGCAGCAAGAACGGCATGATGCGCTCGATGTTCTGCAACTCAGCTGCACGGTTAGGTTTACCAGTAGACCCAGCCTCGATCTGCAAGAAAACTTCTTCCATAATCTGTTCGCGGGTCATTTCTGGCCATGTAGCACCAGGCCCGACAATCTTTCTAACCTCGTCCGTTGACATTTCTGACAGCATGACCTGTCCAGCTGCCCTAGCTATTTCTGACATAAAGCTGTCTAAATCATCAACATTTGCGCCCATACTGGACATTCTGCTTGATTCAGCAATGCTGGTTTCGGTAGCGGTTGCCTTAGATACGCTGCCAAAGTTTGCCTCTTGTGCGCCAACAACCAGCTGCACATCGTCGAATATGGTGCGAACCTCGTACAAATTAGGGTCAATGCCGATTTGCTGCACCGGCTGTATAACATCGTTTACCTTCTGGCCAGACGCCAGCGCTTGCAACTCGATAACAGCATTGGCTGGGTGTGTTGCCAGTTTTTCTTTGTCAGCATCCTCAAGCATACCAGCTGGCGCTGCATATTTAGGCCGATTTGCCCGTCTATGCTCACGCAGCCCTTGCCTAGCCCGATTGTACTCGTTCTGCATTGGCATTAATAATTTAATGTCTGACGGCGGATACAGCACATCTTTGTGTTCGACTTCGTTAAATACCAGCGGGAATATAGGGTAAAAAGCCTCTACATTTACATCTGGGGCCATTGGCTCACGCAAGAAGTCGTCGTAACCATCAGCAATGCAATACTGCAATCCGCTTTTACGGTGGTAATACTCATACACTAAGACCAACCCATCTCTAGCGGATTTGTTCACATCCAACTCATCGCGTGACGATCTGGTATAGTCGCCCTCACCATTTAGACGGCCTTTAATGTCGTATGATTGGAATTTGTCTTTAATGTCGATGCCGTAAATTTCTTCGACATCTTCTGGCGTCAGATACAATTCATGCGCAATCCAGTTAGCACCAATAAACCCGCGCAGCTGTCGGCACATTGGGTCAATAATAATGCTGTTAGATTCTGGAAAATCAAACACCAGACCTTCTCGCACAATCATCATTGGCTCATCAGTCAATGACTGCAATGACAAGATTAAATCTTCAATCTGTGGGTCATCTTCTTTTATTTCGCCTTTGGCTGCACCTGTTGCAATACGAGTGATGTAGTCAATCTGCGCCTGCACATCATGTATCTGTGCAGCCACCTCTGGCATCCTGTCCATTTCCCGCTGGAAGCCAATCTTTACAAAGCCTACACCGGTTGTTACCACACGCCGCACCAGCCCTTTCATTTGCGCCTTAAAGGACGGAGTTTGCTCATTCATAAAGTAGTCAAACAGCTGTTCTAATGTTTTTGCTACATTATCCAGCATTTTGCGGTGGTTTTGGCCGTTTGTATAATCGTTGATAATAGCCTGAGCCTCGAATGGTACGGGCAGCCCAGATTGCGCAGATGTCTGTGACGCCTGATAAGCCATCTGCAAGGTCATTTCATCACCATCCCAAACAGAATAATCCATGCGATCTCTGCGCGATGCTACTGCTCTTGGGTTTTTCGCATACAATGCAGCCGTGCGCTGCTGAACATGACGCTGTAATATGTTGGCTACATAGTTGCTGTCGCTCCACTCTCGATCGTCATAACCATTGAGCGCAGCGTCCATATCTTTGCTCATCTGCTTGTAGGCTTTTTCGTGAAACTTTTTTGCAGACTTAATGTTTGCAGAAATTTCAGAAACAAGGCGTTTTCTGCGCTCTGGCGCTTCTGGCTTTTCTTCTTCAACAACCGTTACGGCCATATAATTTTCGTTTTCCATCACCAGCCACCTGTCGTGTTGTGTATTCTGTCGTGCTTCTTGCGCATTTCAGAGTCCCATTTAACCCATGCAAAAGTTCCCACTTCTGGAATTTTTGTATTATTGACAGGCGCACCACCTGGGGATGACAGCCTGTCCAATCCCATTCCAACCCATGCTATTGTATCAACAAAATCGTCGTGACGGGAGTTAGGGAACTTTAATAATTCATCGACTGCTTTTTGCGTCCAGTGTGAGGTTTTTGGCAGCTTTACCTTTTTCATGGCCATGCGGCCCAAAATAGACTGCGCTCTTTGCACCTTATTCTGCACTGGCGTCACTTCCTCGATGCGGCAATAGGTTTTTTCTTCTGCCATGCGTTTGCGCAAAAATGGCCCAATAGCCTTACTGATGTGACCTTTTTCAGCCCACCAAATAAGTGGTTTGTGTTTTTGTATGAGGCTTAACATCGCCGTTACAACCTTGTCTGTCGGCTGCTTCTCCCACCAGCAATCAAGCAAATATATGTCGTCATTTTCATCGACGCCCACAACAAGCAGGCAAGTGGCGTCATTTCTTGTTTTATCCACGCCAACCGCATGATCTGATGCCGCATAAATGCGTAGGTCTTTTGGCAAATCTTTGCGGTCGTAGAAGCTAAGATTGGCTCTGTTAAACAGATCGCCATCCTCTGGTGTTGGCCGCTGCTGATAAAGAGCGGTAAAACCTCTGCTATCCAAACGCCGCTGGGCAGTCATAAAATCCATGTCAAAACGCTCCGGCCACAATAGTTCACCAACCTTGCGCCCTAGCGGGTCATCGTCCTCTGCTAATGCCGGTAGATTTATAATCTTCCACTTTGCAGCTTCTTCTTCTGTGTAGTGCGGATTTGTTGGGTCAGTAAGCCTGCCAATCAAATCATCTTCGTGCCATCTGGTCTGCACAATAACAATGCTGGCCGTAGCTGTCATAAGGCGGGTCATCAGCACTTGTGTAAACCATGTCCATAGCTGCTCTCTAAGCGTCGGTGAGCCAGCTTCGAGGCTGTCTTTGATGGGATCGTCAAGAATAACAAAGTCGCCGCCACGGCCTGTTATAGAGCCACCACGGCCAACAAATACCGACATACCGCCAGAGCCTGTCTGTATTCTGGACTTCGATGCGCCACCTTGGCGCAGCGTATGACGGGGAAACACATGCTTGTATTGAGGTGATGTCATAATCGCACGGCAATCTGCACCAAAATCCTTGGCAAAATCTTCGTTGTATGTAGCAAAAATGACGCTGCGATAAGGGTCTTTGCCTACCAACCAAGGGATAAATCGGCGTGATATAAGTTCTGATTTGCCGTGTCTTGGCGGCATACACACAATAAGACGCGGAATATGGCCTTTCTCTACCTTTTCTAGCACCTTTGCCAATGCTCGATGATGCTTTGCGTCCTTAAACAACGACAATTCCACGTTATCGTAGTCATCTGGGTCAGGCATTGTCAGTTTTGTAAATTTTAAGAAGTCGTCACGCGCCTCGATGGCAACCTTCTGCCTCTTTGCAGCCGATATGCGCTTATCTAGGTCATTAATTTGCTTTGCGGCGCCCATTAGACCGGAACCTCACTCTTTAAAAACTCAATGTTTTCCATTTCTATAGCAGTATCAGTTGTATGCTTATTTCTGCTTAACCAACCTTTGCCGAACGTGTCAAACGTGTCTAACTCGCGGTAAAAAGCCTCACGCTCTAGCCCCATAGCCGTAATAATGTCTTGCGGCTCCATCTTTTCGACCGCCACCAACGTCTTTGGCCCAATACCGCCATCAACAGTAGCGCCAACAACCCTTTGCAGTATCTTGCCTGCTCTGCCGCTGCCTGAGTTCACAGCAATATCGAACACTTGGAGGTCAACGCCGGTAGGCAAGTCCTCACATTTGCAGCGCATCCAGTAGTTTTCGTAGTAAATCGGCTTCACATCATCATATTTAAGACCGCGCATAGTCTCCTCATCTGCATCAGTCTTATAAAACTCGTCATATACCCGCTTGGTCAGGCCAAGATTGGTCATCCCGCCTGGGTCAGACGGATGATTTACATAGCCACCCTCTGACTTCAGCATGATTTTTAGACAATAGTCGAAATTGTTTGCCATTATTTTTTACTGTCCGTTTTCTTGGTCTTGTCGTAGCTTCTCATTCCAGATATTCCGAGCATCCCAAACATTAGAGGCATCATTACAGACATATCAGCCTGTGGTATATCGACGCCAAAACCCATTGCTACTGGCGAAACTAAGTAGTTGATGCCAAGGGATAGGCCGCATATCCATCCAATTAACGGTCGCCAGGATGACTGAAACCAGTTGCCTTGTGCGTCAGCTTTCAAAACCTCGATCTGCGCAAGTGCCAGTTCCTGCGCGTGTTTTTCTGACATTGTTGCCAGTTCATGCGCAATCCGTGCCTTTTCATCGGCATCAGGGATAAACTTATCGAGTAGCTTAGTAGCTGGGCCAATTAGCGCTTGGATCATCGTGACAAAACTCCTTTTGGCATCACCCTGCAAGTCCATCCCACGGGCTTGTACCCAGGCATATATTTATGCACCCTTTCAGCAAGCACCAATGCGTGACTTTGGCACGATTGCTCAGTGTCCTGCCAAGTCTGACTTTCTAGCTGCTTGCAGAAAGTGCCTGTCATGTTTGAAGTTCCGATTACACATGCCATTATCAGAGCCTGGTACATTATTTTGGCTTTCTCTCAGCGTAAGCGTTTGCCCCAAAATAAGCGGCGACCAAAGCAGAATTGGCAACAAAATAGGTGGGCGCAATGTCGGTAATCATCGTTGCCGCATTGTCATAGCCCAGCATGGCTGTAATCAATATGGCAGCTGGGTAATTAAGTGTTCCAAAAAGCGCAAACCAAGTCATCCACCGCATTGAGTCACGCCTCGCGTCTGCATCTTCTAACTCACGCCTTTTAAACTCCAAGGCCATGGTAATTTCGTCATCGCACAACGTATCATCGTTATTTGTGTCAAGATGCTGATATGCGCTGTCTTTTTGCAATTTCTTCTGGGTCATAGGTTAATTGGCTCCTCTCGACCCTCTGCCATTGCCACAAACAAAAAGGCAAACAGCGCTATCGTAATCGCAATGACCGCGCCAACGATCGCTGCATTTTTAAGCGCCTCGTTAAATTCCGCAGCCTTACGAGCCGCTTCACGCTTTTGCGCGGCGATCTGCTCCTTTTGTTTTTTAACAGCTTCTGCATGGTGGTTTAAAATTTCCTGCCATGTGGACGGCTGGTTTGCTGGCTTTGGCCACCTTAAATTAATTAATGTAGAAATCTGTTGCAGTTCAAATTCGAGGTCTTTGGCGGCCAATACAGCGTCGATCGAACTAGTCAGCTTAATATCCACCCCCACTGATGCTTGCTTGTTTCTTTCCTCGTTTATTTTTTGCCTTGCCGCGAAAATTGTAGACAGTTGATCGGAAAGTTGGCTGACACTTTCAACATCGTTGACACGTTCTTTAACGAATTTTATTGCACTTGACGCCGCCTGGACGGCCATCAGCGCGGTCGAGATCGGTTCCATTAGCTTCTCACAATCATGCTAATGAGCAGCACAATCGTCGTGCCAGCTGTACCGATCATTATATGCTCGATCCTCTTTATCCTGTTTATAGTTTCGACCCACCTCTCATCTGTCACGGCGATATGCTTTTCAAGCTCAACATGGATTGATTGCAAGGTTGGTTTAGCCATCAGCCAGCGATTTCCATGATTTCTATGTGACTGAAATTCACGTTTTCATGTAGTTCGTTGACTGCTATTGCATGTGGGCCAGAGGTGTCATAAGACCGAAATTGCACTTTGATGGTTTTTGATGCTGTGGAAGTATTTGTATAAAACCAACAGGGCGAAGTTGTTTGTCTCTCTGAGTTACTAAAAGATGAATTTTGTACGTCTACATCAAAGAACATATAGTGATTAGTTGGGTCGCCTAACGACACGTTATCAACTACACATCTAAAAGAACCTTCACCACTTATGTGAAACACTGCTGAAATTCTCAACACGCTATTGGAACTTTTTGGAGTATAGTTGATAGTTGCAGTGTCACTAAAAGTTGCAGTTCCCTGTAGGTCGTTTTTGGTTGTGTAATAAGATTTTGCATGTCCAATTACAGACCCACTCGGGAGACTGCTTGATTGTAATCGTATTAATCC